TCTTGGGGTTGCGTTTGGAATATCGCGCCCAAGTGGTTCTTGGTTGTTAAACCAGCCCAATCTTTCGGTTCGTATTCTTGTAATGGTGATACTTGTTGCATTTATATAAAATTTAAAAATTGGTTTTCTACATATCTTTCGGGAAAATAATAGCACTTTCCTCCTCTTTCTCCGTTTCTGTTTTTTTTGCTTTAACAGAAGGAGATCCAGATTTATGCTTATCATCCCCAAAACTATTTAGTAATTTATTTGCGGCACTGCTTTCAGACTTCTTAGCAAATTTATTAAGATCCTTATTGCCATCAAAAAATCCATTCTTAATGAAATAATTAAGTTTCATCTCAAATGCAATAGGATCCTTCGCCCTTATATCCATTGCTGCACTAACCGGAATTTCTCTTCCGTTCCTATTCTCATATCGTACAGGAACAGTCATCATCTCTTCGATCTTTGTCTTCTCCGCTTTAGTTACCTCTATGCCTGGAAATATTTCCTTCGTGCCAGAAATAATCTTTGTTATCTCTAACTTCGTTGTTTCATTGGCTTTATCCTTGGCTATTTTGTTTTCTTTAGCCTTGTCACTATTACTTTGTTCCTGTTTCGTAATAGCTGTATTAATATCAGCCAACCCATCCTTCGATTCATCAAACAACTCTTCATCCTGAACGGCCTTCTCAACAAATTTCTTAACTTTTGTTTCAGAAAACCCTTTCATTCGTAAAGATTCAGAATAGGTTTCTTTTTGAAGCTCCTCATTATCCTTGAGGTCCGTTTCACTTATAGACGCGTACCTATCTTTGTAAGTCATTATATTACGTACATCTTCAAGTGGAATTCCTTCATCCAATGATTTCAGAAAATCTTGTGCTAATGGACTAAGAGATTTTTTATATTGCTCAACACCAGAAGTAATTGATGCCTGTATCTCTGTAGCAATATGTTCATCTATCTTATCCAGGGCCTCGGCAGGCGGTAAGTCTTTGATGTCATCAAGGTTAAAATTTGGGAGTACGCCTTTATCCTGAAGAGACGCAGCATGGAGATGAACAGAAGACTCTTCGGTAGTTTTTGGCGCACCCCCAAGTTTTTTATCTTCTTTTATTCTCTGTTCATCTTCTCCGGCTGCTTCGGATGTATTATCAACCTGAATAACATCAGGTTTTTCTGGTTCTTTTTTTTCCTCCGGTTTATCTTCACCGGGAATTGTAGATTTATCGGCACCTTGGGTACCTTTGGCATCTCCTTTGTCATCAACTGTTTCAATCGCTTTCTGAACTGTTTCAAGTTCTTCAGTGGTTTGATCAACAGTGATAAGATTTTCTTCTATACTACCAACATCAATAGTATTAAAAAGGCCATCTTGATTTTGCTGCTTTTGATCCATAAAAATTTCTCCTTTGCTTTACAAGTTTAATAATTAGTAAATAAATGCACAACAGTATCACCAATACTGTCTTTGTTATATAAGATTTTTCCTTTATAGAGATTTTTATATATAATTAAATTATATGTTTTTATGTTTCTCTAAAATTTTATTTAAGCTTTTGATGCTACTTTTCTTTGTCTTGCAACTTTCTCTTGCGAAGTGATATTCAGTTTATTGAGTTCCTTATCTTGCTTTAATTTTGCATTAAATTGTCTGCTTTTTTCCTCAAATTCCTCACGCCTTTCATCAAGTTGTAAACGTAGTTTTTCGAGATCAGCCTTATTCTTCTCTAATTGGCTATTATCTGCATCTTTATTTTTCATCATCTCAGCATCAATTTCCATTTGCTTCATTGTAATATCTGCCTGAATTTTACTCATCTCGATATTAAATGTTTGCTCAAGTTTCATTTGCTCAAACTCTATCATTGCTTGCTTTGACCTTTCCTCTGATTCAAGCTTATTCTTTATTGCAGTATCTTCTCTTTGATCTCTTTCCTTCTCTGATTGCTCCAGCTTCTTAGCCATAGCAGAAACACTTGTATCACGATAGATATTCAATACATCAGATAACTTAGCTTTATCATTCTGCAATGCTGCATGAGCAAACTGTTTAATAGCCTGTATAAGTGCTGCATCATTTGAGCTGTCTGATACGTATAACCCATACTCACTTTCAGCCAACATCTTTCTGTCAACGTTTACTATATTAGAAATTAATCCATCATCAACAAATTGTAATTTTTTTACTCCACCGTTTTTACGATCACCCCAACAATGTTTTGTAGTTTCAAGAATCAATGTTAATACTCTTATTTTTGTATTATCATGTAGCATAAACCATTCTTCGGTTATATGAGAAGACTTGGTTATTGCATGCTCTACACCACCAAGTGTTTCACGACTACTAACCTGGCCTTCACGTTGAGGTGATATTCCTGCTATCTCACTAAGTTCATTCTTAACATATTGTGCCAATTCAAGATTTGCTTTTATCACACCCTCTGAAGATAGATTTATTGCTTCTGACTTTCTTTGCTTGACTGTACCTACAAGTCTTCCATGTGCTGCTCCTTTCTTTCCTTCCTTGAATGAATCCTTAATCATATATCCATTCGCTTCGGCATACATCATAACCAATTCCTCATCCCAACCATCAGGTATTTCAGCAAGGTCCAGTTCGGCAAAAACTCCTTTATTACGAGCAGATGCTAACTCGGTACGCCTCATATAGACATTATAAAGGTACTTGTATGGTTTTACTCTGTCCATAAGAGATATGCCCTCACTGGTGTTTATACTATATATTGTACCAACATACGGTGGAAGACATTTAGACGGATTACTCATAGTGGATCCTATTCTTGGTAACGGTTCCATTCTCTTATATATATCCGGCCCGATCTTATACCCTTGCCACCATTCATTAATCCAAACCCATTCAACTTTCCATCCAAGATCTTCTCGTACAGGAAAATTCTCATCAACAAATGTTTCTCGTTCATCACCCTGCTTATCTATGTATTTAAGTTTTCCAACCTTTTTACGAGACTTCCATACAACACGAGATACTCTTACATCGCCATCTTCATTATAGAAACTTCCAAATCCCCTGGCAGTCTTTCCATCAACGGTTATGAGTTGAGAGTTTGAGTGATACGTACTTTCTTGGTTACTGTCAATAGGACCAATCAATACTATATCGGCTGGATGCTTACCATACCGACTCTTTTCCTCAAGCTGTGTTACTTCTGTACTACTCAAAACATCCCAAAACTCATCGATCACGCTGCCAACGGATCTGAAACCGTCCTCCACTATTAGATCTGCGTCTTCTATCTTATGGCTTTCCCCCATACCCATAGTCCATATGTTAAGGGGATTTTTTCTTGTTGTTATCGGCTCTCCATGTATTGCATCTACAGCGAATATTTCTTCTGCAGCTACAAGTACATCAAAAAATGACGAACTGAATACAAATTTTAATTGTTGTGTATGCCAGAAATACGATAATATTCTACTGCCCATTTTTTCAGAGGCATCCTGATATTCATATTCCTGGTAATGCTTTAATTGCTCCATCCTCTTTGCTGCTTGTTCTTCTGAATAACCAGAATTGCTTATTTCAGAAAACATGAGATCCCTTAGCTGCATTCCCATCGCATACTCTTTCGCACTAATAGCATCTTCATTAACAGTCCTTAATCGAAAATCAAATCTGCGCTTTGACTCTTCTCCCTTTAATACATTAAATTTTGATAACTCAATAGGATAGTTTTGAATTTTTGCAGGGAAATTAACACCTTTGATATTCATAGGATTAAACGCTTTCTCAATCTCTGCTTCGTCAATTATTCCAGCTATCAAATTATAGTTTACTACAAGATCTGATTTACGCTTCCTGATCAATCCTGTCTCAGAGGTAGTAATTGTCAATCCTGCTTCAATATTTTGCTTACCCCATGTGTCATCCTTTTCAGTCATTGTTTTTTTCTGGGCCGGCAAATGGTAAAGTTTTGTCTGTAACATAATTTCAATTTTTTTTAAATAGTTTAACTATTTCTTAATTCTCTCATTTTAATAATTTTTGCAAACGGATCTAGTTTTTCCGCAGCTTTGTATTTAAACATTGCTGTTCTTGCAAAGAAATCTGGTACCTCCAATGCCTTATGTGATTCTTCCGGATCAAAATGCATCATGTCTTCTTTTAATAACATGAGCATACCGAGTGCCGAAACTCTGTCAAAGTTGCCATCCTTATGCCAGTATATTAATTCCTGTAATAAGGGTATAGATCTTATAGTATGCAAATTCATTAACTCACTATCTTTAGCTATTTTAGTCACTAGCCATATAAGAATTAATTCTCTTGCCCATTTGTTTATTCCTTGGGTCCCGGGAGAACCCTTACCTCTGTTAAGAACAATCTTGTCAATAACTCTATCAGCTACTACCTTTGGTGTATCACAAAGAAGAAACGAAGAGTATGAGTTATTCATATAAGTACCAAGGCCCTTGCAATCATTCTCATAATTACATTTAGCATTGTAATACATTAATAATCTTCGTACATTTTCATAATACATATTTGCAGTAAGAGGTCTGCCGGTATACTCCGCAACAATTCTACCGGTTACTTTATTCATTATATATGTAGAACCGAGAGAATCTGTTGTTGAATCATCATGATCATAAGCATCATTGCCTGATAGATAAAGCCCATATGGTATCTCTCCGTCTTCTCCTGCTACCGGGTGCTCATATATAATTATACAACCTTCTATTAACTTTTTATCATTTAAAGGAAATATTCTAATTGGTTTTGCTTCAGGATCCGGTTCCCATTTTATCTTTTCAGTTTCCGGATCGATAACAAGTTTTCCAATATATTCTGTGTCTTCAAATTTCTCTGGATGAGTTCTTACGTGGGCGAGCTGTTCTTTAAGATCATTGATAGGAAAGATAGTACCACCGATACGCATACATGCTTCCTGTGGATTTTTAGGTTCTTCAGCTATATGCCTTATTATTGCTTCCGGATTCTTTGTTTCTTTTCTTACATTGTCCCTATCTGCTTCTATTAGTTTATCTGCAAGCTCTGTATCTGAATTACCATCCTTATCCATAGTCCCTTCAAGATTTTTTAATACAGATGAAAAGAAACCAGACTTTGAACCGGCTGTTACTGAATCCCATATATTAGGAATCATATGAACATTATATCCACCACCTTCATAGTACAACTGTTCTAATCCCATGAAGTCCTGATCTTCCGTACCACCAGTATTATGGGTGATAATATTGTTTGCTAAATATGTGTGGGTATTCCCTGCTGTAAGATTATATATATCTTTTTTGCCTATATATTCAATCGAACAAATTGACTCTTCTCTTATACCTTCGAAAACATCATTCCTCCTGTTATCCGCTTTATAATTAGAAACTATCTCATTAAGTCTTTGTGTTTTATAACTAAGTAATAATGAAATATGTTCTTTGAACTTTCGAACACTATTTTTACGAGAAATAACTAATCTATAATAAGGATTTTTGTCCTTACAACCAGGTCTTGTACTTGGTTTGATTTTATTTATCAATGATGCTATTCCGAATTTCTCAAGTAATATCTTGATTTCTTCAAGGATTTCTTTATTTGCTTGTGCAAGTGTTATACATGCAACTGATTTTTTTCTTTGAGGTAAAACAGATCCATCGGTATCAAATAATCTAGCAAGCAATTCAGCAGAATCTTTTTTCGTCAACCTCATATAATTTGGAGGAAGTCTTTTCTTATCTTTGGATTGACCAGCAATACCAACTCTTTTTAATGTAGGTATTAATCCTCTAAGCCTAGTTTCTTTATAGTCTCGACCATCTTTTGTCTTGAAAGACTTTTCGCAAACAGCATCATAATTATTGTAGACATAATCATTTATTTCATCATCGCAATTGAATATTCTTGGTGTATGTAGTTCAACTCTTGCCTTCCGACCTAATCTTGCAGAACGATTATGTAACCCATATGATCCATCTCCAATTAGCATTCCTATAAATCGAGCATCGGGTAATGTTTCTTTTCCCCAAACATCTATCTCTTCTGCTATTAGGATTATATCACCTTTTTTTAATTTTCCCGCGTCTTTCCACTTTTTCTCGTGATATTGTATTCTTCTTCTTGTATTAACTTTTATTTTTCTGTTTAATCTACTACAATAATATTCCTCTATAAATGGATCCCCTATTCTCTTTTGTCCACTATATCTAACCAATATAGGATGATCAATACTACATTCAAGAGTTCTGAATTTTGTTTTAATCCTTACGCATTCTTTTTTTGCAGGAGGATTCATATTTATAATAGATTCTTTAGAGATGCTATTTTTTCCAAATCCAATTATTCCATCTTTTTGTTTTAAATCTTCTATATTTACATAATTACCATTTGCTGTCCATACTTTAGTGCCAGCACACACACAGCCAAAGGCTACCTGTAATCCAAAGGTAAGTCTTCCTTGCTGCATACTCTTTAATGAAATGTTCCAGGCTTTTAATAAATTAGGGTTCTTACCAGACTCTTCGTAGAGTATTAATTTACCACGCTTACCCCTACAATTATGAGTTGGAATAAAATCTTCAATAAGATACATAGAATCATCAGCATCAACAGTAATACATTTACATTGCTCTCGATGACTATATTTTATAGATGTAATTGTTGTATAATTTC